ACGAGGGCGGAGGTGCAAGACATATGTACCTATGTGTGGTTGTCCACCTCCCAAGCCAGATTGTTGTAGCCAATCAGATCGTCCATCAAGAGATCCATCAGAGAATTCAAATCCTCTTGGCGATGTATAATCGGGAGCACGAACAGCGAATTTCCAGTCACAGTACTTCGAGAGTTGCGTGAAAGCGCAAGCTGCACTTTTTGGATCCAGAGCGTGAACAAGCTCCCAAAACTGCTCTCGATTTTCAGCACTCGTGATCTCAGTCCACCGAGAATGAGCCTTGCTATCTCCAGTTCTGCTGGCATTTGGTCTGCCAAGGCCTCCGCAGATAACGTCGCCATCCTTGATTGCGTAATCGTAACCCTTTTCTGGTGTACCTTTAGAAGGTTCAATGTTTGGGTGATGATTGTCCACATCGAATACATCAGCCTTTCGACTTCTAAACTTCCGTCCGAAGTCGACAAAAACGTGGAGATGAGTTCCTCCATCAGCGTGATCCTCTCTTGCGACGATACACTCGCCTCCCAGCGTCGAAATGTGGTGCATAACGGCCCAGCCGTCAAGTCCGTCAGATTGAGCGTACGTGAGGAGGACATAGCGAGCGTTGATTGTGAATGACATGTGTCCGAGTGTTCCTGGGCAAACTAATGTTATAGCCCAGGACACAGGGCACAGCCCGACTATTTATATGTGTCCTTTACCCCGCTCGATCTGTAAGCGAGATGTCTCAACCACCGCACAGACCTACACGCCTTCCGTTCGTCCGGACCGAATATGGCCTACGCCCGAAGCTATGGGAGAAGGAGTCGTGGTGCCCGCCGTCGTTACGCAGGGAGGAGGCGTTCTGCCTCCCGAAGAAGACCAGTGAGGAGAAGAAAGTCCCCAAGGGGGATGTCGAAGCCGAGGAGAAAGTCGATCTTAAACGTGACTAGTACGAAGAAGATGGATACATTGATGACCGTCACGGCCGGAGGGGGGCATGTTGTAAACATGCAACCGGGAACTACAAGTTCCGGTATTAGTGCGACCTTGTGGAGCCCTACTGCGTTACTGCTGTCGTCACCCAACGTCTCAAGTACCGCTGCGAGGTCCGCTCATACTGTGTTTTGGAGGGGGATACAAGAAAATATCTCCCTCAAGACGGATACATCGGATCCGTTTACGTGGAGGCGCATTGTTGTGGAGCTCGACACTCCACCGCCAGATAGTGTTGTTCCGTTCGCCAAGTACGTCAGCCGGTCAGACGACCCGGCGTTTGGCGGTGTGCCAGCACAGCCCAGTCTTGGCATGTTCGGAGTTCATTCTTATTTCCGAACCGGTGTGTTGTTGACCGACACGGAGAACTCCGCGTTACAGGACGCGTTGTTTAGGGGCGTCCGAGACATCGATTGGGTGGATGCGACCTTGGCAAGTGTGGATCGGCAATATCGCGTGTTGTACGATAAGACAAGGGTGTACCGTTCACCCAATGACGCTGGCACGATCAGAAGGCAGAAGTTGTGGCATCCGTTAAATCGGAATTGCGAGTACGAGGATGCAGAGCGAGGAGCGGTCACAGCTGGTGCAGAGTTTCCGACATTGTCAAGGCATGGTTTGAAGAATATTTTTGTTTGGGATCAGTTCAACACGTTGCCTTCGGGAACGATGGTTATTCAATTACAGTATGTGTCTAAACGCTACTGGCATGAAAAGTAGCGATAGGCGCATCTTCATGCACTTGAATAAAAATACAATTTTTGTTCATCCAATCAACGTCTGCCTGTAGCATCTCGTCGCGTGGGTCGGTGTTGGACAGCCAGATACTTGGCTTTCCCCACTGTACCAACTCCGGCTCATGATATAATCGCTTGACACTGACATGTGCCTGACAGCCTAGCCATTCCTTGAAAGAGGGGAAAAACTTGATACCTCCTCGGATGTCATCGAAAATGGCGTATTCGACATCAGGTGCCTTGAGACACTCGGTGCCTGATACTAGTCCCACACAGTAGATGTGTTTGCCAAGAGATCTTGACCAGATAGTCTTCCCAGTACGGGATTCCCCGTATAAGCAAAGTGACTTGCATCTTCCTACCCAAGTCAGATTATGAACCAGCGCTCCAAAGCCCCGGCTCTTGGCGAGCGGGTTGCACCCGCGGTCTCGGGGTGAAACCCCGGGCGCGAGCCAAGACGAGGGCGGAGGTGCAAGACATATGTACCTATGTGTGGTTGTCCACCTCCCAAGCCAGATTGTTGTAGCCAATCAGATCGTCCATCAAGAGATCCATCAGAGAATTCAAATCCTCTTGGC